CCTTTGGTGTTTTTAGGATAAAAAAAATTATATGGCACATATTATTGCAAATTTACCACCAGTTAAATGTTTTGTTCGTAAAGAGTTTCTATATGATTTTGAAAAAGGTCATGGCGAATTAGAACCTTGTTGGTGGGTAAGTATCAAATCGTTACGAGGCCAAGCGTTTCGTATTGAAGCCTATTTGAATGATTATGGTGCGTTATATGATAAATTACCACTACACGCATTTTGTTGGAAACCAATTGAAGGCAATCCTCAACCACTAGATAGTTTACAGTTATGGGATTGTTTATCATATGATATTACTGTTCTTAAAAAAGCACAGTTACAATCCATGAAATGTAAGTTTAAATTAAAAAATGGAGATTGGATGTATGGCGTATATCTTTTCACAGTTGATAGTGCCCATCCTGATTTTAATACTCTTGATACTGGCTTTTCCGAAGATGTTGAGGACCACAAATCTTATAATTTTGTTATGTGTGATAATGGCCAGTTTGCTGCTCAACCAAATAATCGTTTACTTATATTAGAACCAAGTAGTAATCCAAAAGAATTAAAGATGCCAGATTTTAGAGTGGCAACAAAACGATGGTCGGTTGAAACAGATCCAAAATGGGCACTAGGAAACACCAACACAGTAATGTATGAAGTAAAGTAATGATTTTTTTTATAACTGAAGGAAAGAAGATGAATTTTCGTGAACTCGCTAAGAAATTGGCAATAGAATATAAACTCCCAAGAGCCGAAAAATATGATTTGTTTTTACGGGACTTTGATAACATGGTTGAAGTGGTGGGATGGATGCAAGACCCAACTCACGACATGAAGGACTTCCAAGACCGTGAGATGTTATTTCCAAAACGCTGGGTTACAATTGGTGTATTGCCAGCAGAAACACAGGTGAAACTATGACAGTTAAATTAATTACATTTAAGACCAGTCAAACTGTCATGGCAGATATCAATGATGACAAAGCAACAACGACAGTTACAATGAAAAAGCCAGTTCAGGTGATTGTTCAACCAACGAAAGATGGGCCAATGATGGGCTTTGCTCCTTTTTTAGATTATGCCGAAGAATTTTCTACGGGCATTGAAATATCTAAAACGGATATTTTATGTGTAACTTCGCCAAGCCGTGAGCTAGAAAATCAATATAATAAGATTTTTGGTAGTAATATTGAAATTGCCTCATTTATTCCAAAAGTATGATATAATGTATGAATGAATAAAAAATACTACACACATGTTCTATGTTTTGGTAATTACATTCTTTACCGAGGCATTAATAACGGTCGGAGAGTCAAACAAAAAATTGAATACTCTCCGATTTTGTATTTTCCTACGAACAAGAAAACAGAATGGCGTTCTCTGCAAGGCGATGTATTAGAACCTAAGTTGTTTGGTTCAATCAAAGAAGCAAAAGAGTTTATTCGCCGATACGAAGAAGTTCAAAACTTTAAGATGTTTGGTAACACTCGTCTGGAGTATGCTTACATAGCCGACAATCAAAAAGGTGTTGTTGATTGGGATATCAATGACCTAGACATAGCCATCATTGACATTGAGGTAGGTTCAGAGAACGGTTTCCCAGACCCAGCCACCGCCAGCGAACCGGTGACCGCCATAGCTATAAAAAGACTAAATAAGCGGTTTAGCGTTTACGGATGTGGTAAATTTAACAATACCCGTGATGATGTTGACTATATTGAGTGTAAAGATGAATATACACTACTTAAATCCTTTCTAGCCGATTGGGAAAAGAACACGCCAGATATCGTTTCTGGTTGGAATGTTAAGTTCTTTGATATTCCATATCTACACAATCGTATGCAAAAGATTCTTGGTCCTGACATGACCAGAAAGCTTTCGCCTTGGAATGCAGTTGTTGAACGAGAGAAGATTATCAAAGGCCAAAAACAAGTGGCCTATGATATTTTTGGTGTTTCTTGTTTAGATTACATTGAGTTGTATCGTTGGTATGCGCCAGGCGGTAAATCACAAGAGTCCTATAAACTAGACCACATTAGTTCTGTTGAGCTAGGCACCAACAAAATAGATTACTCTGAGTATGATAGTTTACATCAGCTCTATAAACACAATTATCAAAAGTTCATTGAATACAACATTAGAGATGTTGAAATTATCGTTGAGCTAGAAGAAAAATTAAAGTTGATTGAATTGGCTGCCACTTTGGCATACGATACAAAGACAAACTTTGAAGATGTATTTGCACAAACAAGAATGTGGGATGCTCTAATCAATTCTTATTTGATGGACAAAAAGATTATTGTTCCGCCAAAAGAAAACCGAATTAAAGAATCAGCATTTGAAGGTGCATATGTAAAAGAACCACAAGTTGGCAAGCACGATTGGGTCGCATCATTTGACCTCAATAGCCTATATCCACACTTATTGATTCAATATAATATTTCACCAGAAACAATTATTGAACCATCTAACTACACACAAGAGATGCGTGACATTATCTCTGAAGGTGTAACAGTTGAAAAAATGTTGTATCAGAAAATTGATACTTCTAAACTTAATGGTGTTACTTTGACACCAAACGGACAGTTTTTTACCACAGAACGGCAAGGCTTTTTGCCTAAGATGATGGAAGAAATGTATGAGGACCGAAAAAAGTTTAAGAATTTAATGATTAAGGCACAACAAGAGTATCAACTTGAAACGGATAAAACTAAGAAATATGAATTAGAAAAGTTGGTAGCACGATATAATAACCTACAGCTTGCGAAAAAAGTTTCTCTAAACTCCGCTTACGGCGCTTTAGGTTCGCAATACTTCCGTTTTTATGACTTACGACAGGCGTTGGCAGTCACACAAGCCGGCCAATTAAGTATTCGTTGGATTGAAAACAAACTGAATGAATACATGAACAATATTTTAAAAACAGAAGGAAACGATTATGTTATTGCGAGCGATACTGATTCCATTTATCTCCGTCTTGGAGAGTTGGTCAATTCGGTGTATGAGAAAGAGGGTAGAGATAATCAAAAAATCATCGCCTTCATGGATAAAGTCTGTGAGGCTAAGATTCAACCGTTCATTGACCGAGCGTATTTGGATTTGGCGAACTATGTTAGGGCTCATGCTCAAAAAATGATTATGAAGCGTGAAGCGTTGGCAGACAAAGGTTTATGGACTGCCAAAAAGCGTTACGCAATAAATGTATATAACAACGAAGGTGTTGCTTATAAAGAACCAAAACTTAAAGTGATGGGTCTAGAAATGGTAAAGTCATCTACGCCTAGTGTGATTCGTGTGAAGATGCGAGAAGTATTAAAGTTAATGATGACTGGCACCGAAGAAGATGTTTATAAATTTATTGAAGATTTCAAAATAGAATTTATGAATTTGCCTGTTGAAGAAATATCCTCACCTAGAGGTTGTAATGGCATTTCTCAATACTCTGATTCGGCTACCTTGTATAAGAAAGGCACACCAATTCATGTCAAAGGTGCCATACTTTATAACTTTCATTTGAAAAAACTTGGCCTAGAAAAACAATATCCACTAATACAAGAAGGCGAGAAACTCAAATTCATCTATCTTAAAATGCCTAATCCCATTAAAGATACAGTCATTAGTTTTCCACAGAGATTACCAAAAGAGTTTGAGATACAGCAGTTCATTGATTATGATACACAGTTTGACAAAGCCTTTGTTGATCCAATTCGTATTGTGTTAGATTGTATGGGTTGGAAAACAGAGAAGCAGAATACCTTGGAGAGTTTCTTTGGATAAAATATATTATGAGTTATGTTTACTTTATATTAGATAATACATCTGGTGCGATAAAAATTGGGAAAGCAAACGATATAGAGGAAAGAATATCTGGTTTGCAAACTGGTAATCCTAATGAATTGATTGTTTTACATTATATTAAATGTGAGTCGGTTGAAAATGCGTTTAATTTAGAAAAATATTGCCATGATAAATTTCATCATTTACATGTGCGTGGCGAATGGTTTAAATATGATAAAAAATTATTTCAAAACTTTTTTACTGAAGAAACCATTTTTAAAATCAAATCAAAAAGAAAACCATTGGTTAGAAATACTTTATGGGGTGAAGAAATAACTTTTGATATATCCACACATCCTCGTTGTTATTTTTATGATTGGCATGTTGCTCAAATTTATGATAGTTATGAAAAAGCATCAAGATTAACTATTCCTTTTAGAACTATGAAATGGGACACACAAGATAAATCTTTATTGTTGCCTTTTTCGGATAAAAAAAATAGAGTTTTTATTTCTAATAAAAAACATGAAGAAAATATGAAAGAAAAAAGATTTGAAAAAATAGAAGAAGAAACACCAAGTTTGGAGAGTTTCTTTGGATAACATTCGTATTATACAAACTGGCTTAGATGTAAGTAAAATTAAAAATGAGCTAGAATTGTTTCCGCAAGATTGGGGTATTCAAACAGATATGGCTCATGCTGAAATGCTAGACCCTACTATTAACCTAGTAAGTGCCAAAGTTTTACAATTGGTTGTAGGTGCGGTGCGAAACGCTGATGAAGATGCCAGAAATTCAGAGCTTTGTATTCCAACTCCTGCATGTGGTCACCACACCGAAATACTCCGCTGGGCATGGAAAACATTTGGCCGTTTTGCTCGTTGTGCCTTTTTGTCTTTGCCTGTTGGCAAAATAGTAGGCTATCACATAGATGAAGGCACATATTACCTTACGAAAGACCGATATCATTTTTCCATCCAAGGCCGTTATAGATATAGTGTAGGAGGTGAATCTGTGATTGTAGAACCTGGCACATTCCTGTGGTTTAATAATAAGTTACCACATGGCACCGAAAACATTGGTGATGAAACACGCATTACATTTGTGATTGATGTACCTCACGACCCAAAAAATCCATGATACAAGTTTGGCTACCTTTTTCAACAGCAATTGCTCTCTCAGGCATCGCCGCCTATTATTCAGTAATTGGCCTTGCACAGATATTTCCTGGTTCTTTTTGGCCAATTATCTTAATGGGTTCTATATTAGAGGTTGCTAAATTAGTAACAGTATCTTGGCTATATAACAATTGGAATGATACTGTGCGAGTGATGCGGTATTATTTTCTATCGGCCATCGTGTTACTCATGGTAATTACTTCAATGGGTATTTTTGGTTATCTTTCAAAGGCACACCTAGATTCTAAT